CTATACCCATTGCACAGTCAAGGCTCCTTTGTTTTTGTTCACTCTATACGTATAATCTCTCTGAAAATGAGTGACAGCGCGAAGGAACGCTTTTATTTTATACAAAACAAATTTATCTGGAATTATTTTTACACTATCGGGGATTATAATAAATACTTAAATACTATCAGGAGGCTTATAGGAAGATGCAATGGATACTTTGGGAGATGATTATATTTTATTTCGGGATGATCCATAGTTTGCTCTAATCCCACTTATTTTGCCTATCCTTGGAAATGAAAAATCCCCGAACTTCTTTGAAATTCAGGGATTTACATCGTTTTTCTTTCTTTAAAAGTGGTGCCACCAGAAATCGTGCTAAATTCACAAGTGGCTGTATATCATCACTTTTCAGAAACGTCGCAAGAGTAATCTCCTCCTATTGTTCCACCGTTGGACTTCTGCGTTTCGCGCATCATTGCAGCGGATGATTTCTTAGCACAAAGATAGTGATTTACTTTGAATTATTGTCTTTCAACTTCTTTATTTCTTTATCAAAATCACTTTCCAACAACTCCATCTCACGCTTGCGATAGATTTCAAACTCTTTTTCCGCTTTTTCAATCGCCTGCTTATGTGAGATGTTTCCTTTGCCAATCAAAATCTTCCGTTTATGGGCAATAATCTGGCTATCTAGTGCTTCTATCCAATCTTTCATCGTCATTGGATTCATCTCCAATGCTTGGAACTCCGCAAAGTCCAAGAAACCGGAAACAAGCAGATTCAGACGTTGGAGTTCAATCTCGGACAAATATTCTTGGCTATCTTAACATCATCTCTGGTCACATAGTTTCCCTTGAAGTTGGTCATTCCAACAAAAGGCTTTTCATTATCCACTCGATTGTATATGATTTCGGCAGCCGTATTCTCGTGAACAGCATAATGCAGCTTGTTCTGCACTGTGGCAAAAAACATTTTAGTCATCTTGTCACGAGGGTCATGGTCTGTTGCTGTGGCATATATATCGGTGACTTGCTGATAGAAGTTGCGCTCGCTACTACGAATATCCCTGATGCGTTGCAGGAGTTCACGGAAATAACGGTTCCCTCCTTGCTTCAATCGTTCATCATCCATCGCAAATCCCTTTTGGATATATTCATGAAGCCGTTGGGTAGCCCAGTGGCGGAAACGTGTAGCCACTTGAGATTGCACACGATAGCCCAAAGCTATAACCATGTCAAGGTTATAGTGTTCCACTTCTCGTTCAACCTTACGAGAACCTTCTATTTGAACTGTTCGGAATTTCCGAACAGTTGCCTCCTTTACTAACTCGCCATCCTCAAATATATGCTTAATATGCTCACTTACATTTGATTTACTCGTTTGATATATATCCACCAACTGATTTTGTGTCAGCCACAAATCTTCATCTGCAAAACGCACCGACACACGAGTAATTTCGTTGTCGTCTTGATAGAGTATTATCTTATTTTGTTCGTTCATCTTGGTCTAATGATTGATTATGCCTCCTAATTTCTCCATTCAAAAGTTGCTCAAGTCTATCCATATATCTATCCATGAATTCCATATCCTCTCGCCAACTTTTGTAGTTCTCGTACTCCTCTTCTTCGGTATACATATAATCTATTTGTTATGGTTGAGAGAATCTAACAATTGTAATCCTTTTGTCGTAAGACGATACTTTTGTTTAGGGTGGTTAGGGCTATCAGAATATGTCATCTCTACATAGCCGTCAAACATAGCAGGGTGAATGGTATGTTTCTTAAAATACCATTTTGACTTGTACACTTGCTTGTAAAGCAACTTGTACACTTCCAATATTTCATCCACAGATAATTCTCTGTTATTTATACTATGTATCAGTATTTTAACTTTCTCACCAACTTGTATACTAGCTTGTACACTTACTTGCTCACTTGCTCACTTGGCGCCGACTTGGTGCCATATTGCACACTAATAGGCAAAGTAATACGAATAGTTATCTGTAAACTTGAAACAATCTTCACCGTATGTACGCAGAATACGAGGAATGCCGAAACCTAACGACTCTACCAATTCCACATCGCGATAGATACGCATCAACTCCTTGTTACGGGGGATTGATATACCGTTGAAGAACTCCTCTTTTGTGAGAAATTCGGGCAAACGACCTGCTGAGGTTATCTCAAGCCTGTCGGGGAATATCTCAAACTTAGGCGGAACTCCAAATGAATAATCATTATGCACGATAGCGTTGATAACAGCTTCGCGCAAGGCAACCTTATTCCACAATGGCGTTTCAATACGCTCCATTTGGGTTATTGTTGCTGCCACCTTGTTCTCTATGTCCAACTTTGATAATACACTCTTGGTCGCTTTGACAAGAGAGCATATCCGTACTCGTTATTCTCTACCAAATCGCAACGGTCAAGGCTTGAATACTTTGCCACCTTGATTGAATTGCCATTCTCATCAACCAACAGATAGGCAACATAGTTGTACTTGCCATCATCTGTAAGCAACTCCAATGTACGTTTGAAATTGTCATTGAGTCTCTTGCCTCGCTCATCATAGTAGATACGCAACTGCTCAAAACTCAAATCTTGGCGGTTAGATACAATGCGTCCGATGGAATTGTGAGTACGCATAGCGAACAATCGGTCAATCTGTTCCTGTGGCATAGGCTCGGCCGATGTTCCCACTCGCAGATACGCACCCTTCGGAGTCATTCCATACTTCGTTTTGAAATATGGCCTCTCAATACCACTCGCTACCGTAACTTTGATGATACTAAGCCCATCCCTCTGTTCCTCTGCAATGTCGAATAGCCCCATAGCCGAAGGCGAGATGTTGTGCTTGATGCGGTTTTTAATCTCAACATACAATCATCTACATCATTCACGCCCACAGTTGAGCCATCCTTATCGATTCCGATATAGATGTATCCGCCCTTCTTATAGTTAAGGAACGCCACAACCTCCTTCTCTATATCAAGTTCAGGAGTCAATTCTCTTTTATATTCTATGCGGTTGGTTTCGGTCATATACAAACTGCAATATCTATATGTTTTAATGAATATTCTATTTAAACCAGTTCATTATCGAGTTTACACATCAACATACTGGCAAAATGTAATTTTCTAATGGCATCTACTTTTGATAATGTTTGATTACTATGAGCTTTGGGGTTTCTTATGCCAATCATTGCTCCCACAAACATTTCCATATATCCTTGCTGCACATTTGCACCTGTTTCAGTTGAAATATCTCCTAATTTTATTATTGGATTTTGAGGAGAAAATGCTGATTGCATTAATTTTGCACCATCTTTTTCAACGGATGTCCTATTCTTGTAAATTCTTTTAACTCTTGTATTTACTTCCTTAAATGCAGCTTCTACTGCATCTGCATAATAGCTATCATCAAAACGACCTTTAGCGACTGAAACTATCTGTGGGTGTATATTGTTCCAAAGAGACGATGAATTATTATTACTATATCCATTTAGATATGTAATAGTTGCTATAACTTCGCCAAAAGAGTATGGGTTAATGCCATTCTGAGGAGTTACTAGTTGTTGACCAAATTGATTCACCGAGATTAGATCCGATGTTTTTAAGTTAGGTAGTATCTTATCTCTCAACCTGTCTCTAAATATATGAAACTCTTCTGGGATTAATGGTACTAATTGATATAAAACACTATAAAGGTCATTATAACTAATAGCGTTACTAGGAATCCGTCGTACATTAATCATATTACGAACGCTATCAACTACTTGAATACATTTATTTAACTGTTCTCTATATTTGTTCATAGTTCCAATTGTTTTCTGTAAACTGAATCCAATGTGTTACCTTCTTTATCTTTCCACACAAGCCAGCCATTATTGCTACTACCTATGCAAAAGTCTGCAGCAGTACTTGGGCTTGAGAAAGTTTTATCTGATATCATTACTAACTTATCGCCATCGACCGTAGTATATTCTTGCAATAAATTCTCTCTTTTTTTCCAATTAAACGATGGAACCATAGTCTTGGCAATTACACTACCTTTCAAAACTGTAAAACCATTAGAGCTATAAAAGCCCATTGCCTCACAGCCACGACCTTTTGTATAGAAAAGATATTCAATCTTTGGTTGTGATACCTCGAAAATATTGCAACCAATAAAAGATGCCAAGAACTTAACATCCTCGAAGAACTCATCCATTGAGTCCTGTTGATATTCGGGCAAATTAGGAGCTTTAGGTGTCTGTTTATTGTCGCTTAACACAAAGGCATTAGCTTTCTTTGCTTCTGCTATAGCCTTATGCTCTAAATATTGTACATCAGCTTTGGTCATATCGGCATCTTTCGATACAAATATGAGAGCCTTTTGCCAAAAGACTTTCTTGCTATCGTGATTTTTTACACGCTCACGGAAGTTCTCTGTTTCTCCAATATATGCTTGTGGCTTAGTCGCTTCATCCTCTCCTAACAAGATGTAAAATGCAGGTTTCTGCAATTGCTCTTGGGTATTAAGATAAGATAGATTTGAACGTGGCACTACAAACATTTGGCAAATCTTATTGCTGATAAATGCGTATTGAGTCCCCTTTGGATCTCCATCAATTAAGTATGTAGTTACTGTTTTGCCCATAATTACTTATCTTTAATGATATGTTTAAACACCTCGTTGATTTGATTTACTTCTATATTTCCAGAATGTACGTCTTTTGCCAGCAAAAACAAATCTTTGCTAATAGGTTGCAGTCTGATACCATCCCATTCAACAGGATTATTTAATTCAGAATTAGCGAAAGCACTAATGTCCTCTGTAACTGTTATATTGTGAAAGCTGAACTGTATGCCATAGCACCTAATATACATACAATGCTGCTGAGAATCATAGTATAACTCATCAGCATATCCATTCTCAAAGTGAGATGTAAGAAAATTAACTAACCTTGATACACGAGGTTTAATATATCCATAACTTAATTCTTTTTTGTATTCCTTATCTTTAATTGCTGCATTAAGCAAATTCAAAGAACACAATTTTATAAATACATCATTCTTACGTTCAACTTCTCGTTGAATGTATTGCTTGGCCTCGTCGATCAATGCTTTCATATTTATTCTAATATTACATGTCTATATTTTTCCTCCCACACCTTTGAACTTCTCCACGAATGCAGCAATCAACTGAAATACCTTATGTTTCTTAGTCAAGTACATAGGATTCAGTGGACTCATCTTTGGTAAAATACTATTAAAGTCTGTTCCATTCTCACTGACAAACTCACGCTTTAACGAAACAGTAATGTATCGTTTGGCTTCTTCTTCATTTAAGTTTTCTGATACTATTAACTCTGATGCTTCTTTCGCTTGTTTGCACTGTGCATATTCAAAAAACGACTCAATAATACTAGCTTTATCAGTAATTGAGTCCAAGTTAGTATCGTTAATAAAATCAACGATAAGACTTTCCTTTGCTCTATTACCAACACTTGCACGAATTACACCTCGTATCTCTTCAATTAATGCAGTTTTATCTTTAGTCTTATTATTCTTCTCAAAAATTAATTCCAGTATATAATCCAAATTTATTTCTTGAGACTTGAGCAAATCTATTTCAAAAACAACATCGTCCCAATCTATCTTAGATTTCTCGGTAGCTACACCTTCTTTCTCACGTCTTAACCAATCTCTAATATCGTTATAAGTAGATTTGTAATCTTGAATAGCTCGTTCAGACAACATTTCTACCTGTTGCATATCCTTAATATCCTCATCTGTTACGAAATATATATTTTTAAATTCTTCAACAGCATTAGGATTGTCCAAGTCTATCGTTTGCAAAGCCTTAAGATGAGTGTATTCATCATAGTTTTGCAAAATATTCTCGATTCGTAAGTACTCTCCAAAGAGTTTAGAAAAATCCTTTCTATCTTGTTCTGTCTCTATCTTATCAACATCGGGGAATCTTTCATTTAACTCTTTTACAACCTCAATATATCCTCTACGGGCATCACCCGTAATAATATCTTTAAATCCCGCCAAATATTCTTTGTAACTCCTTTCGAGCACTACATTTCTAGTATTACTATCTCCAAACAGAGTTATAGCATCAATAGTGTGTTGCTCTAAATCTCTAAATGTAACGATATTACCGAATGTTTTTGTCGCATCAAAAATTCTATTTGTACGAGAGAATGCCTGAATAAGTCCGTGATAACGTAAATTCTTATCAACAAATAAGGTATTAAGTGTTGGAGCATCAAAGCCTGTAAGGAACATGCCAACAACAATGACAAGGTCCATTTCTTTATTCTTTACTCGTTTGGCAAGATCTCTATAATAGTTCTGGAATTCTCTGCTGTCAACTCCAAAACTTGTCTTAAACATAGCATTATAATCGTTAATGGCATTAGTCAAGAACTCTTTTGCACTAATATCCATCGCTGTGGGCTCAAAATTCTCATCCAGAATTTCACCAATTGCCGACTGTTCTTCATTGGCCGCAAACGAAAAGATTGTTGCTATCTTTAATGGCTTTTCAGAACCCTTTTGAAGATTATTTAACTCTTCATAATAACACTTAGCCGCATCAACACTGCTAACAGCAAACATGGCGTTGAAGCCCTTATTTGCACCTATACTTCGATGGGTTTTTATTTTGAAATTATCCAATATATATTGGGATATTTCTTTGATACGTGCAGGGTGAAGCAGTGCAGACTTGTTTTCTGCCGCACTTAACTTTTTCTCATCTTGTTCCGTTTCTATTCCCTTGAATCGAGGACGAACATTGTTATAATCGACCTTGAATTTTAAGACTTTTTCATCACGTATGGCATCTGTAATAACATAAGAATGCAACTCTCTCCCGAACACACTCGCAGTGGTATCAGAACCGAGTGCATTTTCAGGAAAGATTGGGGTTCCTGTAAATCCAAACTGATAGTATTTCTTAAACTTCTTCTTTAATTGCTTTTGCGCTTCACCAAACTGTGAGCGATGTGCTTCATCAAAGATAAAGACAACCTGTTTCTGATAAATAGACAAATCGTTTTCGCTCTTCATCAGATTATTTAGTTTCTGAATAGTGGTAACAATAATCTTATTGTCATCTTTATCTATGTTTCGTTTCAGTCCGGCAGTACTTTCTGAACCATTCACGCTATCGGGAGAAAATCGTTGATACTCTTTCATCGTTTGATAGTCAAGGTCTTTTCTATCAACAACAAAGAATACTTTATCTATGAAATCGAGCTGAGTAGCTAACCTTGCAGCCTTAAAACTCGTAAGAGTCTTACCAGAACCTGTTGTATGCCAAATATATCCACCACCTTCTGTAGTAGACCATTTCTTTGCCTGATATGAACTCTTGATTTTCCATAGGATTCTCTCCGTTGCTGCAATCTGATATGGTCGCATTATCAACAATGTATTGTTTGAATCAAATACTGAATATGTTAGTATTACATTCAGCAGGGTATTCTTCTGAAAGAATGTTGCAGTAAAATCCTTCAAGTCTTTAATTAATGAGTTGTTTGCCTTAGCCCAATTCATTGTAAAGTCAAAGCTATTCTTGTTTCGCTCTACAGTATTGGCAAAATATCGGCTATCTGTACCATTAGATATAACGAAGACCTGAATATACTTATATAACGAGTTGTTAGCACTAAAACTCTCTTTTGAATATCGATGTACTTGATTAAAAGCTTCTCTAATCGCTACACCTCGCTTCTTCAATTCAACTTGAACCAAAGGTAGTCCATTAACCAAGATTGTCACATCATAACGATTAAGATGTGAGCCTTCTTGTACAAACTGCCTTATAACTTGAAGTTTGTTTCTTGATAGATTTTGTTTGTCTACCAAATAGATGTTTTTAATATGGCCATCATCAAAGACGAAATCATAGATATAATCATCTTGGATTTTTCTTGTTTTTTCGACGAGAGAATCGCTTGGTTTATCAAAATATTCTTCTATATATCTCGCCCATTCACTATCCGTAAATTCAACATCATTAAGTGTTTGCAGTTGAGTTCTCACATTAGCAAGTAATGCATCAGGAGTATTCAAATCAGGTAAATATTCATAGCCTTGATTCCTTAAATCCTGAATAAACTCAGACTCAAGCGAAGCCTCTGTTTGATAACCAACAGATGGCTCATTTAACACTGAGTACTTTTCATAGTCATCAAGTACTATGAAATTATTTGATTCTGCTATGGTATTATACTGTGCCATTTTGCTCTTCGGTGTAATAATTAGTATCTACAAGATGCTTAAATAGTAATTTTAAAGTATTCTTTTCATGCACCATAGGTTCTGGGATAGCCTCGTTTGACAATGTAGAATGACTTGTAAACTGAATAATCCTATTGTAATATGTCTTTTTGTCATCAGGTAATAAGTCTGACCATTGTGGGTAGTCTAAGAAGTTTGCAGTCTTCTCGTAAAGATTTCGGAGAAGCATAAAATGATACTTCTCAATACTATTATTATCAACCGCATCTTGAAGAATTTGCATCAAATGCAAATGATATGAGAAACTCTTATTTGAATCTCCCAATTTCCCGTCTAACTTATATGTGCCATCATTATCTTTATTCAACAGGTAGCAACATTCATTTCCTTTCTTGTTTTTCTTCTTTAGCTCCAACTCATTATAAAGTACATTGTAAAACAGTGGATTGTGAGTTGTTATAATAAACTTAACTTCGGATTGGCTATACTTAATCAATTCAGCTATATTTACAGCCAATTCTATCAGATGGTTTTCATCTAACGAACTAACAGGATCATCTATAAAGATATATTCTAATTCATCAAATTGGTTGGTGTCTCGATTTGCAGGTTCCGACTCATTCAATGTATCTACAACCAGTTTTATCAAGCTAAAAAATACACACCAAATAAGACAACTCTCTTCTCCTTTGGAGATTTTAATATTGTCTATCTTATTATCATCTCCACGCTCTAATGAAAATGTAATCTCATTAAAGTCTTCGTTAAATGACGGAGTAAGCTTGTCATTAGTATAATGCTGGAAATGGGTAATTACATTAGACTCTTGACCTTGATCTTTGAAAATCCAATCAGTAAAACTATTTGGATGTATGATTAACTTTCTATTGGTATCTTCATCCAAATCATTATCCCAATAGAACAAATCTTCAGTAAAGGCATTATAGTAGAGAACCTTTATTGGCTTCTCTTCTTCCTCTTCACCTTCTGTTTTGGGTGCAACCAACTCCTTAAACTCACGAGAAAGGCGAGTTTTTCCAACACCATTGAAGGCATAAATCAACTGAACCTTCTTGTCGGTATCTTTTAGCGTTTGGGCTATTTCAGTCAATGTCTTTCCCATATCAAGCACTTAATTTATACTCTGGAAATGATAGTAGTTTATTTCTATAATATTCGTACTGCTCTTTTACTGCTGCTATTTCTGCTGGCAACCCTTGTACAAGGTCTCTAACCAGTTCATCAAACTTATCAAGTAGTGTAGCAATCCTTACCTGTTCTTCATAAGAAGGTATAGGGATAATAGCATTGCCTAAACCTTTTGCAGAGATTGAACATATCTTACCCTCTGAAACATGTTTGACGATTTGTTTGTGATAATAATTTGTTCGCAAATAATGAGAAACATATTGAGGATATAAATCACTCTTGAATATAAAACAAGCATCATGAACTGCAGCGGGTTCATCACCAAGCCAAGCCATACCGATTCCAATATCTTCTTTATTTTCTCCAGTAGCGACAATTACAACATCATTCTTTTGAGCGTATCGCATTTTGGAGGCAAGCTCATTTCTAAGCATTCCCTTACTCTTTGTTGCATACAATCCATAATATGTGTACATATCACCATAATGAATGCAGGGGACACCATCATTAACAATGTCTGTCCTCACAAAGCGTTTTCCTCTTATGAATGTACCTATCTCACTCATTTTCATCCATATTACACTTTGAATACCCCCCCTATTTCATTGAATGTCAATAATTTATTCCGATAGAACTCGTATTGTTCTTGTCTCGCTTGCAGCTCCGCTTGCAGCTCCGCTGCATATTCCGCGAAGCGGTCGAGAATTTTTACAATTTCCTCTTGCACTTCTGGATGAGGGAGTGGTATTTCAAATTGCGAATATTTTGAAATCCAGTGTCGAGTGTGATTGACTGCTTCAAAATGGATACACTCCATCGCATAGAAAACATATTTAAAAGAACCCTCAAAAGTTGATTTAGGTCTCAACATTTTCATTGCAGAACTTTTAACTTTAAAGTCGAAATCAACCCAGTGAAATGAGGTTGTAAAATCATCAAAGATTATAGTGGGAGAATCTTTATCAGCTTTATAGATGCCATCCTCTTCATTAGTATAGCCCAATATAAAAGTCTGTCCTGCAGTGAGTACTGGCGTGTTATAAGAATCGTCATACTCAGTGCTTTTGACTATGTACTGGGTTGGTTGTTCATAATCAAGTATATCATCTAACTTCTGATATTCTACTCCATTCGGGCAAAACTTCTCAATCAGTTCTTTTAATTTGCTCATAGTTCATCCTCCTCTATCTCTGCTATAATCTTTTCTATTTCGCTTCTCAACTCATTTTCTCGTGCCACAATCTTGCGGATGTGTTCATTGAGTTCCTTTATGTTGGTTTCTTTCCGGGTTTCCTTCGCTTCTACATAACTACTTACCGAAAGATTGTAATCATTCTTTGCAATCTGTTTATTGTCAATAGATTTTGTAATAGCTTCTTCATCTTCTTTTTTGTCAAAGATTTCTATAATCTTATTTATGTGCTTCTCGTCAAGAACATTATTATTTGTTTCCTTCCTAAAGAAATCAGTGCTTGTGGCATCAATAAATTGCGTTTTTGTATCCATCTTATGCTTGGATAAAACCAAGATGTTTACGGCAATTGGAGTTCCATAGAAAAGATTCGGCGCCAATGCAATAACTGTCTCCACAAAGTTATTATCCACCAAGTATTTTCTAATTTTCTGTTCTGCACCTCCACGATAGAAAATACCAGGGAAACATACTATCGCAGCTCTACCTTTACTTGATAGATAGCTCAATGCGTGCAATACAAAAGCGAAGTCCGCTTTTGACTTAGGAGCCAGCACTCCTGCAGGAGCAAAACGATCATCGTTAATTAGCGTCGGATCGTCCGAGCCAACCCAATTTACCGAATATGGCGGATTAGACACGATGGCATCAAATGGCTTATCGTCACCAAACTTAGGATCCATAAGAGTATTACCCAATGCGATGTTAAACTTGTCGTAGTTTATGTTATGCAAAAACATATTCATACGAGCAAGATTATATGTAGTATGGTTAATCTCCTGACCAAAGAAGCCCTCTTCGATTATATGTTCATCAAATTGCTTCTTCGCCTGCAACAACAATGAACCCGAACCTGCAGCAGGGTCGTAAATCTTGTTGATTGTGCTTTGGTTATGCATTGCTAATCGAGCGATTAGCTTTGATACACATTGAGGCGTAAAAAATTCGCCTCCTGATTTTCCCGCATTAGCAGCATAGTTATGTATCAAAAATTCGTAGGCATCGCCAAATAAGTCAATATGATTATCCTCAAAATTGCCAAAGTCTAAACTCGCGACTCCCTTTATAACTGCTGCCAAACGACTATTTTTATCCTCAACTGTATTACCCAATCGTGTACTTGTGGTATCAAAGTCCGCAAACAAACCTTTGATATCACCTTCTGAATCATATCCGACGGCAGAACCCTCAATTGCTGTAAATATAGTCTTGAGGTCAGTATTTAGATTTGGATTATTGTTCGCTGTTTTAGCGATATTTACAAATAACTGACTTGGGTATATGAAATAACCTTTGGTCTTAATTGCATCATCTTTTATCTCAGGAGTAATTACACTATCAGGCAAATTAGCATAATCAATGCTTTCATCTCCACCTTCAATATAATCCGTGAAATTCTCGCTAATGAAACGGTAGAACAATGTTCCAAGGACGAACTGCTTAAAGTCCCATCCATCAACAGCTCCACGCACTTCGTTAGCAATTTTCCATATTTGAGCTTGCAATTGCGCTCTTTGTGTATTACTTGTCATTATCGTTATGCAATTTTATATATACTCAATAGCAAATGCTATTTACTACTGTTTATCAAATCTTTCCTATCCATATTGAGAATTTCTGCAATCCGGGTTAGAACCTCTAAACTAGGCTGTGATGTATTTGAACACCACCGAGAAACAGTAGCCTCATTCTTTTGAAGTTGCTCTGCCAACCATTTTCCAGTTTTATTCTGTTCGGCTAACGCAACTTTTATTCGATTTATCCTATCAGTTTTCATATTTTGTATTAAACACCTACCTCAATAAATTGACCATATCTGCAAAGGTAGTGATAATTTCTGAAAAATAAATATGAAGTTGAGATAAATATAACAAGGTTGAGTTCCTGTAGGGAGAACTACCACTCAAGTACCGCCCAAGTTCAAGAAGTAATTTTTTCAATGAGCAAAAGCTATATGACGATGAATGAAATAATGTCAAATATAGGATTCATACATCGTACATCATTCCGAGAAAATTATTTTCTTTCTGCATCGGGAGATGGAGCAATTGAGCCAATGTATCCCCAACAGCCTAATCATCCAAAGCAAAAATATCGCCTTACGTCATCGGGAGAGGCATAATCTGACTATCAGTCTTGCCATCTATGATGACCGCATAGAAATTGCAAGTCCAGGCATATTTCCACCTTAGATAACACCTAAAAACATAAAGGAGCCTCACGAGTCATATCCCCATAACTTGAAAGTGGCGAAAGCTCTTTATCGGATGACTTATTTGGAAAATTGGGACAGCGGTGCAAAGCGTATCATGGATGCTTGTCAGACGCAAGGAGTGGAAACTCCTACATGGTCTTCGGATGGAGGTTTCGTTACTATCATGTTCAAGCGACCTGATTTCAAATCCGATATCATAGAGAATGATAAAGAGGACAAAAAGATAGCAGAGGCGGGCGAGCCTCCCCCTAAGTACCCCTCAAGTAGAATTGCTCATTCAAAAAATGGAAGATTCTTACATGACAATGAGGGATATGGCGGATGTATGTGATATTAAAGACTTAAAATATTTCCGTGAGAGCTATATCATTCCTCCATTAGAAGATGAATTGATTGAACGGCTTTACTCTAACCAACCCAAGCACCCGAAACAGAAATACAGATTGACAGAAGCGGCTAAAGAATGGCTGACGGGGAAGAACTAATAAAATCATTTTTTAATTGTTCCGATACACGTTTGATGGTATCGCAAGTTAGTAGCAGTCATATTGTTGTGGCTGTTGTTGCCACTTAGCTTCCATCTCCCTTGAAAGTTCCACAATCTCCCGGCTCAGTTTCACAAGGTCGATGGTACACTTCTCCAGCTTGTAGAGCAACGCCATCGCCTTCTTCTCCGAGAAGTGAATGCGCAGCTCCTTGACAACCTGATTGTAGTTCGTGCCGATGGCACGGAACTGAGCGTGGAAGTCCGACAACTTGGTGTAGTAGTCCAGCATCGTCTTGTCCACCTTCAGCACCTTGAACTTCTGACCGAAGAAGTGCGCCTTGAGAAAGACGGCTTTCGCGTACACCTTAGATTCCTCGTACATCGTCAGGAACCTGTTCCATTCCACATCGTCAAAGCGCACCATCACACAGTGCGTCTTCGGGTTCAACTTGGGATTTCTCCCGTACTTGCTCTTCTTTTTCATGCTTCTTATTTTTTCAATTTTATGGCTTGTCCATTGTTTAATCTTTGATTAATGAACCCCGAAATTATCCGACTGCGGAGGATAATTCTGCCCACGGCGGTGAAGGTATTTTCAGTTACTTAGAATTATTCGGGTAACTGAAAATATATCTTGCTGTGTCTTTGAGGACACAAAAATCCTCCGCCTGTCGGATTTGTCTCTGGGTGCAGTCATTCACTTGGAGAATCAGATGAACCAATGAAGTGCATCCACTGATTCATCCGGTTCTCCGAAATCCCGTCAGAGTTTACGCCACTGCCCGAAGTCCTCACGGTAGCTGTCGAGGTGAAGACGGACGAGGTTTTCAATCAGCCCCGATGCGCTCATGCCGCGCTTCCCGAAGTTGCCGATAATCCTGTCCAGCTCGTCTCGCACCTCCTCGCTGACGAACACGGGCTTGCGGTTGACAAGCTTCGGGACTTTCAGGTAAGTGGCGCGGTACTCCTCCAACGAAAGCCTGCGCTGCTTGCCGCTGATGCGTCTGGCGATAGTCCGCTCTGCCGGAACATCGACATCATCGGTTGTGGGTTCTTCTGCCGTTTCTCCGTCCGGTACATCCCGTATCTCCGGCTTGTCAGATAGGTCTGTATCGGATACCGTATCCTGCATTGCAGATGTGTCAGTCCCATCCAGCGGAGGGAAGAGAGTAGCCTCTACCGTGGTTGTTTCCTGTTTCTGTGCGGAAGCCTTTGCCTCCTGCTCACGCCATTTCATTTCAGGCAGGTAGTCCTCTATCCTGAAATTCTTGAATGCTTCGTCATTCTCGTAGTTTCTTTTCTTTGCCATCTTGTTAATTTTTAAAAGTTAATACTTGGTGGTCTCATGCGCATGGGTGACCGTTTGTCGGGAGCAAAGTAAGACACTTCGGTGCAGTCGGTCAAGCACTTGGGTTCGCTTAGGCAATTTTGTATGGTTCTGCTTTATGGTGATTGACAAAGCGGTGCGGACTTCACCGTTTTACTAGATGTGGATGTCTGAAAGGGCAAGGGTACGATCGTAGGCGAATTTGAATTAAGCCCTTATCTCGGCTGTGGTTTCCTCATTAAATATGAGAATTAAGGGCAATCGTTGAACTGTGCCTGTGCCAACCTCTACCACCCTGTGCCATTTGCTGCCAGACCTGATTGAAACCATTGCCGGATGACGGATTATGTATTTCTTTGTGGACGAAGGAATGATTATGGTTAAAGAAAAGACGGCATCTCGGACAAAGGCTACCTATTGACGCAACACGCTGCCACTTCCGAAAAATCCATTGCAGGATACCAGATTATATATTCCTTTGCGGCAGAAGAAACAGTAACAACTAAAAGAAAGACAATATGGAAATCGTATCAATCGAGAGAAAGACCTTTGAGGAACTGGTCGCCAAGTTCGACCGCTTCGTCAACCGGATGGATGCCATCTGCCATAGGCACGGAGAGAAGAAAATGAGCGAGTGGATGGACAATCAGGACGTGTGCCGGATGCTCAACATCAGCCCACGCACGTTGCAGACACTTCGGGACAACGGCACGTTGGCTTATTCGCAGATAAACCACAAGATATATTACCGCCCCGAAGATGTGCAGCGTATCGTCTCCATTGTGGAGGATAGGCGAAAGGAAGCGAAGTTCAAAGGCAGGACTATATAAATACTGTATAGAGTAATAACAGCAATTCCACTAAATCCAGAGTAATATGAACGAACTGATTAACAAAGACAACGAGTGGATAATCCACTTCATGGGCAGCCTTGACCGCCTGCTGGACAACGTAGAGCGTCTGACCGCCAACTATCGCCCGACCCTGAACGGGGAGCGTTTCTTCACCGACAAGGAGGTATCAGCACGGTTGAAAGTAAGCCGCCGGACAATCCAAGACTACCGCAACGAGGGACGCATTGCCTATATCCAGTTGGGCGGCAAAATCCTCTACCGTGAATCCGACATCGAAAGGATGCTGGCTGACGGCTACCAATCCGCTTACCGACTGAAAGCAACCTGATTTTCTTGAAGGAGTGCAGTTTGCCGTCTGCCCAATGTTGCGGCAGCAATGGAACTTCGGCAAAAAGAAAAAGGAACGGCTTACGGATGAAGCATCAATGTTTAGCTTCGTCTGTAAGCCGTTCCTCTATTTCTTCTGATTTCCCGTCAGTCGCTTGTTTCCGTTGCCGGATGCCCCAAAAGCGTGTGGCTGGCAGCGGCAGGGTTTTCGGGTGGAATACGCTCAACCCCGTTTGAGGAAGATTCTGCCCGAAACGGCTCTGCCGCCCGACCTTGCCAATGCCGTCAGAGCCACACGCTACCTTTGCATCCGAGCATCGGGAACGGGTGGCTGACGGGATGAACCTCAATTATACCATAGGTTGCTGCCCTTGTCATAGGAAACAAACAATGTGACCGGATTCCTTTTCTTGGTGGCGCATATTTCATTTATTACAAACCGCCTGAACTGGATACTTTCCTTACTACATATCTTGAAAGCGATGGCTATAATTATTTCAAGGTTATACACATCATAGCTGATGCCGTCAGGCTGCTTGATGTATTTCATCGTATCAGCCTCGCTTAACTCCTTGTTTTTGTAGATTGCCCGTATCGCCTTACGGATGTCGCACGAGAACACCCCGAATAGGTCGGATATTTCAAACTTGGTCATCCACACGGTCGTAGTAGGGATTGTAATTGTCCCCATTTCACTGATTGTTATTACTCCTCTGTTCATAATCAAAGACTTTTTGATAAGGCACTTTTCACATTCATCATATCTTTGAGAATGGAAGAATCCAACACACGGGCATAGTGCTGCGTCATTTTGATATTGGAATGACCGAGCATTTTCGCCACATTCTCAATACTTACGCCATTGGCGAGGCACACAGAGGTCGCATACGAGTGCCGGGCCGTGTGCGTGGTCAAGCACTTTGAAATGCCACACAAATCGGCAATCTCTTTCAGGTTGCTGTTCATCTTCTGATTGCAGGGGACGGGGAGCAATACATTTTTCTTTTGGCAAGTGGGATGGCTTTTGTATTTCTCCAAAATCTGCATCGGAATATCGAGCAAGGGGATGTTGCACATATTCTTCGTCTTTTGGCGAGGCTTCCGAATCCAATGATTGCCGTTGTTGTCTTGAACGATATGTTCGGTGGATAACTGTTGCACATCAATGAACGCCAACCCAGTGAACGCAGCAAAGGTGAAGACATCTCGCACAACTGTAATCCGCTCCAAAGAAAACTCCTTGTTGTAGATGGTGAGTAGTTCGTCCATTGTCAGAAACTCACGGATAACCTCCTTTTCGTGGAACTTGATTCCGATAAACGGGTCTTTGGTTATCCATTCGTTGGCGAGTGCGAGGTTGGTAATCTTCTTCAGGCACTTCATATAGCGGATGACCGTGTTCTGCTGGCACTCCTTTTCGGTCTTCAAGTAAAACTCAAAGGCGCGTACCAGTTCACCGTTGACTTCCGCCAATGGCAAATCCTCCTTGTCGTATTTCTGTTTGATAAGTTCCGCCAGATAGCGTTTGCAACTTTCGTAACGGCGGACGGTAATCAGCGCATAGTCCTTGCCTACAAGTTCACGGCATTGGTCGTTATGCTCTTGTATGGTTTGGATGAGCGTACGGACTTCTTTCACGTTTTCGTTAGCTCCGAAGAACTTTTCTTGTAAGATTCGGGCTGTGACAGGGTGGTTCCGTTCTTCCAGTTCATCGAATAGCTTGCGCAACTTGATTTTGGCTTGCTCGATGTAGAGGTTGAGTTCACAAGCCTTGCGGCTCTTGCCTTTGGCGCATTCCTTCGCCTGATTCCACAGGGCTGGCTCAACGCTCATGCGGATGTTGTTTTCCACTCGCGCACCGTTCACGGTGATGTGCATACACACGGAGGCTTCCCCGTTTTTCAGCAGTTTGGCTTTCTTGATGAAGAAAAGCACATTGAATGAGTTTCGTTTCATGTTCCTACAGTTTTTTTCGTTGGACAAAAGTAGGAAACCATGCACGCTTTCTTGATACGCAAAATGTTGCAAATCAGAGAGAAATAATCTTGTTCGGTGGAGATTCACGCTCCACCTTTCTTGCTCCACCGATTGAAACACCGGAAACGGTAATATTCTGCCGTTTTTTGCGTCCCTCCCGGAAACAAAAAATCCCGATTCCGTTTGGAAATCAGGATTTTACTGCTTTTTGCTTTTCTTCAAAGTGGTGCCACCAGGAATCGAACCTTTTGATTAGACTTATTCTAATTCCTTGATTTACATCCTCTTTTTGCTTTATA